GCTAACTTCATTGCATCTCTAATGGCGTAAGGGCGGTAACAGTTTTTAGTATCTATTGTTACTATAGGTGTTTGCCTTTCACTTTGGTTTCTTTCAATAATTATTTTCATCTCTCTTTGGTTTTAAAGGTTAAAGGGAGGGTTTGCTGAATAACCAAATCGTTAGTTTAAATTAGTATAAACCCCCTCCCTCTATTTCTATTCTTTTTTAGTCGCTTTATACTCGTCTACTTCTGCTCTCAGCATTGCCAGCTCCTCCAGGTCTAGCCCTAGTATTAGCTCTACGTTGCTTTGTATCTTGGTCAATAGCTCCGGATCTTCTTTGTCTAAAGCTGCTAGAGGGTTTCTTATTCCTCGCTCTAGCTCCTTCTCCGTATTAGCTAAAAGCTTCTTAAGCTTATGCTTATATAAAGCCGTTCCCTTGAGCTCGTCCATTTGCTCCAAAGTGGCCTGCATTAAAGCTACTAGCTTTACCGCTTTTTTAAATAGGTCGTAGCGCTCCATAGCCTAAAACTTTAGCCACCTTCTGCGGCGCTCGTACTTCCTTACTAAGCCGCCTAAGTTCTTTAGGTGCTTTTGTACCTCGTAGTTATATTCCGTAGCGCTAGCTACTATAACCGTGTTTATAATCTCCCAGCGCGTCTCTGCTAGGTACTTGCTTACATACCTTTTATGTAGCTGCTTTCTATAATACTTCTTTAGCATCTTTCTTACGTTTTATTTTGCGCTTCTTTGGCTTACGCTTACCGGGGTAAAGCGTAGCCTTCAGTCGCTTATGGTCCTTATTTAGAGCTTTGCTGTTCTTAGCTATGTGCTCTAGTAGTTCCTGCTCATTCATAAATAAAAAAGGGGGGCCAGGATAACAACAAACATAACTACTACCTGCCGTATAGAGACGGCAAAAAGAGCCGGCCCCCCTACACCTAACAACATTAACTAAAATGATCTCTAATAATATACTGGCTTAACGGTTTACCCTCTTGGTAGTACTCGCGGTAAACGTCGATAGCTCTAGCTACCTTTTCTTTACCTTTCTTTATAAAGTCTTCGCCCGTGGTAAATATACCTACGTCGTAGCTGCTTTTATCTACTACCAAAAAAGTAAACTCCTCTAACCCGAATAGGTGCGTATAGATTGCAGCTTGTGCATCGTAGCCGAAAGTATAAGCATTATACTTAAACTTATGTATATCGGCAGTAGTCTTTAAGTCTACTATACGCTGGCCTTTATGTAGTATATCGGCCTTACATCTAAAAGGGAGCCCCATTATATTTCCTATCTGCGGTACTTCCGTAGCCGCTCCGTAGATCATCTCGTAAGCTTCCGGACAGTCCTTAACCGCTCTAGCTACTTTCTTAGCTGTGGCTATTTCTATAGCTGTAAAGGTGTTCTCCGGTCCATACTCTAGCGCAGCGTCTTTATACGCTTTCGCGGTCCTGGTCTTTACGTCTACTACGTGTAAGCTTTCCTCTTTATGAGGTTCCAAAAGAAGCAAATGTATAAGCTTGCCCTCTCGTAGTGGCTTAGTTTCTACCTGCGCTTCGTTTAAGCTCGCTTGGTAGACTTTGGGGCTTTGCAGTAGCTTCTTTAAACTGGAGCTGCTTAGTGCTGCCTTGCCTAAATAACCGTAGTAAAAATCGTCGTTAAGCATCTGCTCTAATATCTCTACGCGGTCCCATTCCTTACCGTCTAGTAACTTGATCTTCATAGCTTGCTTTCGAATTCCTGGGTTATAAAATCTACGTTTGTAAGCTCGCTAATTTGCTTTAGGAGCTGTTGCTTTCTTTCGTCGTCGAGATTGCTCCAGTTACTCCGGAGCATCTCAACGTACATAAAAGCTAACTTTACCTTATCGGTAGTGTAGTTAGTTAAAAACATAACTTAAAAGGGTAAGTCATCACTTCCAAAAGTAGGAGCTGCCGCAGGTGTTAGAGCCGGTGCAGGAGGTGCTACCGGTGCCGGTGCGCTTTCTGCGTGGCTAGCTTGCTGCACTTGTGGCGCTGCGCTTCCCTTTAACCAAGTCGCGAAGTAATCCGCTAGAGCTACTATCTGCTCTTTAGTGGCCTTAGATCCATTTAAAAAGGTGCAAGCTGCCGTAAGTGCGTGCTGCTTACTGTAGTCCTTTCTATTGGAGCTGTAGCTAGTGCTTGCGCCTCCGGTGTTATTGCCGAAAGTGTTACCCATTGGATTAGGTTTAGTAAGCTTTAAGCGTCCCTCTTTGGGTACTTCGTACTCTACTTCTTCACCTATTGCAAAGCGGAGCTGTGGAGTCTTTCCAAATACTAAGCCGGTAGCTCCGTCGCTTAGTGTAACCTCAAACTTATAGAGGTCGTTCCATTGGCCCGTAGGCTGGGCTGCCGTTACTGTTGCTTTTTGCATTATTATATAATTTAGTTAAACAGTTCTATTTAAAAAGAGGCTTAACCGCCTCGGCTACCAAAGCTACAATATCTACCGTAACTGCGTTACCACATTGCTTATAGCGTTGGGTGTTGCTCATCTTCTTTACTTCCCCATCGTAGTTACCGTACTCGGTATGGTTATCGGGAAAGCCTTGTAACCTCTCGCACTCTATAGGGGTTAGTCTTCTTATGCGGTAGTTAGGTTGGTCTACTATTGGTGTGTGTCCTCCTCCCATTCCCATAGCAGAAGTAAGCGCAGGGCTTTTCTCTTCAAAGTGTGCTGCATTCTTTTGTAATCCACCTCTGCAAGTTGTAGGCTCTACTACTGCTTCTTTAGAGGTTGCGCTTTTTACTTTTATGTCTTTCTTGAGTGAGCGTTCACTAATGTACGCACCATTTCCGAGATTTTGGTACTTGGTGTGGAGGCAATTGGCGATACCTTGTTGTCTTTCCAACTCATTACTTTTTTCATTGCCCTTTCTGATAGGAAAAACTCCTCGCCAATCTCCTTTGGGGGTTGTAGAATATCCGACAAGGTATACGCGCTCGCGGTTTTGTGGTAAAATCCAACTTGTGTTACACAATTGCCATTCAAGTCTATAGCCCCCAATGTTGGTAAAGGCTTGGATAATTGCCCAAAAGTCTGCGCCAGCGTTTGAGGAGAAAGTTCCTTTAACGTTTTCCCAAATAAAAACACTTGGTCGGCATTCGTTAATGAGCCGTATTGCTTCAAGCACAAGGGAGCTGCGGTCTCCGGAGAGACCTTTACGCTTTCCAGCCAGGCTAAAGTCTTGACAAGGGCTTCCGAAAGTGATAAGGTCGATTCTTGAGAGCTCTGCTCCTCGAACATCAGCAACTGTTCCGACATATTCTGCGTCTTTAAATTGTTGTTTATACACCGCTACCGCGTGCTTATCTATCTCACTAAAATAGCTCTTTACTTCGTAGCCTGCTCGCTCAAAGCCCAGGTGAAAGCCACCTATTCCGGAAAACAAATCTAACTGCGTTATTTTCTGCATTTTTCCTTTTCTAAACTGTCTGCTACTTTTACTCCCTTTTCTTTAGGGTTTTTAACGTGCCATAGTGTAGAGTAGAACGTTGCTAAATAATCTTTTTTCATTGTTTTATTTTTTTAAAACCCCCAGCCCGTACCTAATAAACCAAACCAATAAAACATAGAGAGCTGGGCCGGGGGTAGTGTTTTAGTAGCCCCGCTTTCGCGGGGCTTTTTTTAATAGTTCATTGCAATTATACGCTCTGCGTAATTGTCTAGGAAGTTTAAAAAGTATTTTACTTCGCTTTTGTAGTTAAGTTCGTAAGAGCTTACATTTTTACCCTTATAAGTAATAGCGTAAGTAGTTTTAGTTTTGTGATCTTCGCTAGTTACTTTTATAACTCTTCTAGTTAAGGTAAGCTGTGCTGTTAGTCCTCCCTCAGTAAGTACGTCGATAGTCTTAGTAAAGTAAGTAGTTGCTCCGTTTGTTTGAATCGCTGTTTTCATAATAATAGTTATTTGTTGTTGTTTGTTGAGGCTAAGATAAGCGTTTTCTTTTCATATATCCAAACACAGAAGTAAAAAAAGTGTATTTATTTTCATAGTGTAAGCTATAGCCCCTATAAACACTAGCTTTAAGGATATAAAAAAAATGTTGTTTCCTGGCGCTCACGCGCTCCAGTCCCCCTAAAAAAAAGCTCTAGCAAAAAAAAGTAAAAATAAGTTTAATTACCTATTGCGTAGTTCGTAGAAATAGTGCTTTTTGTCAAACTACTAGAGTAGTACTACGTAGTAGTTACTTAGTTAGATAAATACTAGCGTAGCTACTTATAGCTGAAGCTAACGTAGCTACTTGTATTTATTCCTAAGTAGTTTAGTTAATAGCTAAAAAAAGAAAACTAGCAAAAGAAAAAAAGAGCGAAGGGGTATAGCCCCCAGCTACCGCAGGGGGGATATAACCCGTAGCTATAAAGCTTATATAAGATAACTGCATATAGTGTTTTATGAATCTTAATACTAAAGTGGACTACTTATATAGGTGCGCTTGTGAAAGTGTCTAAAAAGGTGTATGTTTGTAGAGTAAGTTAGTAATGCAGTACTAACCGACTAAAAAAACTTTAAAGGCCTTGGGAGTAGAAGCTGCATCTTTGAAACCTTGGCTTATTTTTTATCACTATGGAAAGCTGGAGTAATCACGGCACAACACACACACCGGTAGAAGTCTTTACTGGATCAAGGGAAAACAAGCATAACAGTTACATTATTGTAGAGATGGACGTAACCGGTAGCGGTAGGTTATACCTTGGATTATTTAAGGATACGGGCTTTATTAGAAAAGGACGTAAGAATACTACAAAATTATTTATAGCTAACTTCCGGATAGGTCCTCACGGAATACCAAGAAAGGAAGCTGTAGCTAGGCTAAAAGCTAAAGCGGAGTAAAAGAGAAGCCCCTAACGGGGCTTTTTTTATGAGGTAGCTATTCTAACAAAAGCCACTAAAATAACTAGGCCTCCAACGTAAACAAAAACCCACCACCACCAGGGGACCTTAGTAATCGTCTTTACCTTGGTCGGTAGCTCTATAGTCTTAGTTATAGTTATCGTATCTGCTTTACATTCTGCCTCTACGCTTATAGTGTCGTAAGATCTAATAACCCTAGCGCTTACGCGCTCAGTTTCAATCACTATCGTATCTACCGGTAAAGTAACGGTTACAGTATCTACCACCTCTTTAGGTACGTAGATAGTGTCCGTTATTATTACCTGCGTTTTAGCTGGCGTTAGTGCGTTTCTTAAAGCTTCGCAGCTCGTCAATGATAACATACCACCAATAAAAATAAAAGCCCTTAAACGGGCTGTAATTACTTTATGCATCTTCTATCTTTCCTTTTAGTTCTAAGTCCCGGTAGAGCACGTAAAGGGCTTTTAGTTCTTCCGCTGTTAAACTCATAAAAACCGTCTCGCCTTTTAGCGCGTAGATTGGTCCCCCTTGGACGAGGTCCCAAACTACGCTAACCTCTATCTCTAGGCCGCCGTGCTCTAAGTGAAGTATTCCGGCCTCTACTTGCATTAGCTTTTTCTTTTAGGATCCTTCACAAAGAAAAGGGTAAAAGCTACACCTAGAAAAGCTCCCGCTTCCGTTAGTGTAGCCTTTTCCCAAAACACAAAAGCAAAGCTAGCGCACATAAGTAATACACCTAGTACGCTAGTTCTCCAGTTGGTAAATACTCGTTCAAACATAGTTTTTTTGTTAGCTGCCGCAGGCTTCGCAGTCGGGGTTATCTATACTGCATTGCTCCGGCTGTTCCTGGTTCTCTAAATCCTCTAGCCAATCGTTAAAGCTGTCCTTCATTTTACTCCTTTTCTTTATTCATTAAATACCACCGCTGCGCTGTATAACCTATTGAGGCTATTAGCAGCACTATTTTTAGCGTATCTTCTAAGGTACTAAAACTAATTGCCATAGTAGCGGCATTCATAAAATATACTTTAAGGTCGGTAGTATTCATAACTTTTTATTCTACTGGCTCCGGGAACCAATCTCTAGTAAGGGTTTCTAATTCGGTTAGCTCTGCTTGGTATTTTTTGTGTTTAAGTATAGCGTAATCTGCTCCGTTAGGATGTTCAATGATTGTAGCCCAGGTGGTAGTAGTTCCGTTGTAACCTTCACCAGTATTTACCGCTTCGTTATAAGCTACCAATTCTTCTCTATTTGTGCTTGTATAGTACATTAGTATATAGAGTAGTAGTCGTTAATATTTGTTTCTATGCCAGTGCGGTAGTTACTTTGGTCACTTGCATATATTACCACTTCTTGAAGCAGCCCAGTAATTGGCCTAGAGCTACCATAGCCTAAGTACTCTATAATCCAATTATCACCAATAGGTATAACTTCCGATGAGCCTATTTGGCTTGAGTTCCTATAAACTGCTAGATTACGGCTATCATCAGCTTCGTTAGTAAATAGGTATTGAGTGCCGAAATTGTCATTAGCCGTACTAAAACCATAAGTGACATTGTCAATATATAAACGATAAAGGCCTTGGTATAATCTAATACGAGAAGAGCCTCCATCACCGTATAAAACATAATCCTCCGAGCTTGTACGGTTTGATTTGTAAACCAAAGGCAAGAAAAACTCATTAGACAAATCTATAGAGGAGCTTAATTGTAATTGGTCCCCGCTACCATCGTACTCTATAGCTGGCTTACCATTCTCAGTAATTGTAGTTCCGCTACTAACTATTTTAGGCTGATTTGCTGCGGTTGAGTTGGTAGCATTAATTGTGTTACCGCTTTGGTCGTACCAAGTTGTTATAAAACAATCCGAACCAATAGAGAAGGTTTCAAGGGTTGAAGTGTCAAGCTCATTATTTCTAAAGCCTATATCTTGCTCTTCATTGTCATCACTTCTCCTAACTTTGATAGCACTACCGCTATAATCGCTTCTCAACAATCGTAAAGAGTAAGCCGCTGCCGCACCGCTATAAGTGTCAAGCAATCCAGTAAAGGCTGCTGCTACTTGGGCTGTGCTTGCGCTGTTTGCGCTGTCGCTTCCTGCTAGGTTAGTAGAGGTTTGCACTACTCTTAAATACTTGTTTTCGTCTGCCGTAACAGCTGTATAAGTAGTGTTAGTAGCTCCGCTAATATCTGCCCAGCCCGTAGTGCCGTTATCGCTCCGCTGCCATTGGAAGCTATCGGTAGGCGTTGGTACTCCGCTAACACTAGCGGCGGTAGCCGTTAGCGTTTGTCCTACTTTAGCCGTTCCATCTATTGTAGGTACTCCGGTTATTACTGGCGCACTTTCGAAAACTATACCCACAGTTAAGTTAATAGGATCTACAGCAGGTAGCTTTAGCTCCTGCGCTGCAATAGTGGGTAGAGTTAAATTAACGCTCATTAGTCCGTTACGTCTTGCTTTATTATAAAGTTACCGCCGGCCCAGGTTTGGACCGTTAAGTCGGATATTTTAGTAGCTTGTATGTCGTAGTAATAGAAGCCCGGTACTAGGTCCATCTCCGCGCTAGTCTTATTCATTGTTAAGTTTCCGCTCGCGTCTTTTGTAAAATCGCTATCGGAAAAACTAAAAAAGTTAGTAAGGTCGCTAGTGTTCTTTTTTACCTCAGCTATAAAAGTGTAGGCGGTAAGATCTATTAAAGTGTCTGTAGAGTCCTTCCAAACCATAGCTAGCCTAAAAGTATCGTTACGCATACAAGTTACGTTTAGCGTTTGCTTTAGTATTAAGTTCGCGTCTGCCATTATAATTTAGTGTAATAGTTAGTATACCAAGCTCGCTCTATCGTCTGCATATCCGTAGCCGTTAGAGCTCCTCCTAGTCCAAACATTCCAATAGTGGCCGTACTCTCTAGGTAAGCGCCTTTAGCTTGTAGTAGTACTAGGTTATCGTTTAGTAAGCTACTGCTATCGCTTGCCGTATCTTCAGCGCTCTTAACGTCGTTAGCTGCTAAGTCCGTACTTCTATAGTTAGCCGTACTGTCGTCCGTTCTATTTTGGAAAAATATAGTATCGTTATCCTTATGGAAGTCGGGCGCTGTATCGGGATCTTGGTAGTCAGCTCCGTTTATCCAGTTACGGTTAGATAAGTCCGCAGCGTCTACGTCTATTCTAGGGCTTAAAAAGTTAGCGCTAGTAGGCTCCTCGTTACCGTAAACTCGGTTATTCGTTTGGCTAGTAGTACTCATTATAGGAAAGGCTACAAAGGCCCCTGCATCGTTTAGCGTGTAGCTGCTTCCATCAGTACTAAAGTTAAAGGTAGTGTCTAGATAGTTGCTACCGCCGCCGTTACTGAATCCTTTATTACTTGTAAAGGTAGGCGTACCGCTATTAGCTAACTCAAAGCTAGCCGGAGCTTTCCAGTTAAGTCTAGCAAAGTTTTCCTGCTCGCCAGCTAATAAATAAAATAGGTCTAGCTTGTCCCAAACTCCGTAAGCTTTTAGCGTCTTTATTATATTGCTTTGTAAATTCTGCTGGGTATCGCTAGGCGCTGTAAAGCCTCGCGTAGTAGCTTGGTCTAGTACTGCTTGATAATCCGAGTCTAAACCGCCACCGCTAAAAAAGCCTCTGCGTAGCAGGTAGAAGTATTGAGCTTTTTTCATATTCTATTTATTGTATAAACTTAGTCCTTATTTCTCTTTCTTTTGTACTATATACCAATTTCCCGAAAAGCCCAAGAGACTAATGCCGTCAAAGCTCCTATCCATTTCGTAAGTGGGTTCTCCGTCTATAGTTTCGCTGCCGTCTGCGCTTAGTGTTATTGTCTTATTAGCTACTATAGTATCGTCCGTTTTAAACCTTAATAGCACCCCATCGCTAGCCGCCGGAAGGTTTAAAGTATATATGCCAGTACCACCGCTGTAGCTTATGAAGTTCATATAGTTAGAGGCGCTTATTTCTTCGCTCCCTCCGGGCGTTGCCGCTACCGCGTTTACCGCCGTCGTTACGCCTCCGTTAGTTGATAAGGTCCCTTCTACATTAGCTTGCGTAGTGTTTACTATGTCGGCTATTATAATCTCGTCCGTACCCTGCTGGCTGCTTACCCTAGCTTGGAAGTCGGAGCCTCCCCCAGTACCTACCGGAGTATCTGCCGCTATTCCGCTGTCGTCGCTACTTATCGCGAACCATTCAGCGCTCCACTCGTCCATATTAGCGTTAAACGTCCCGCCCATTATAAGCCAGTCCGCACTATCAAAAACATAGCGCCGGCCAAATTCAAACGGACCTACTATAGTGCCGTTATAAATTTCTACGGGCTGGTAGTGTAAGCTTAATACTTCCGTAGTTAAAAGCTTTAGCAAACTTTGATAGCTGCCGCTGTTACCTCTACGCCATTGCGTAGAAGCTACCCAAGCGCTACCCGTATAAACGTATAGGCTGCCTTGTATTCCGGTACTGTCTCCTAGCCTTAACTCTCCAAGATCTAGTATAAGGTTACTCTTTATAGTAGCGCTGCTATTGGTAGAGCTAAAAATAGTTATATCGCTTTGCGCTCCGCTATCATTCAAGTAAAGCGCTCTAAAGTTCGTAGCCGTTCTAGTTTCGGTAAAGTAACTAGGTACGGTTTGTACGTTATAGTTAAAGTCGTAGACGTTGTAAAACTCTACGTCTAGCTCTGCCGTACCGCTTACCGGTAAAGGCGGAGTAACTAGACCTACTACTTTAGCTAGGTAAACGCCGTCTAATTCATTATTAGCGCTGCCTCCATCTAAATAGTAGTAGTACCCTTGAGCATTGGTAGCTGAAGTAGAAGAAATCCACGAAGTAGCGCCGTAGATATTAGCGCCGGGGGCCGTTCCTGGGCTCCAAGATCTATTAAGGTAGTGGTACGTTCCGGGGTTTAGTATGTCCTCTATGCGTAGTTCTATACGCCATACGGGCCGCCAAGATAAACCAATAGTTACCGTACCCGCTCCGCCGTTATGCGTGAGCTGGTAAAGTAAGTCTCCTACTACCTCTACTCTAGCGTTATCGCTGTCCGACAAAAAGCCTAAGTTTTGTCTTCCGGTTGTAGCTGTAAAAGTCATACCACTAGCTAGCAAATTATTTGCCCGCTCTTGGTTAAAGCTTACTTGTACTTTCTGCATAGCAGGCAAGTAAGTATAGCTATTACCCGAAAGCCTAGCCCCTCCGGTAGTCGTACCGTCTAGCGTTACGTCGTCGCTTATAGTTTCAGTAAGAGACAAAGCACCATTAAAACGATAAGTATATACTACCCTGCTAGCGTTAGCTCTTTCTAGGTATTGCTCGAAATAGTAAATACCATTTTTTTGATAGAACCTAGCGCCAAAAGCTATACAAAGCTCTTTTAGTATTTCTAAGTAATTAGAATAGGTTATAGTTCCGTCTTCGTCTTTAGAGCTGTAAACCCTAGGATCGAACCTAGTAAGCGTAGTTACGTCCGTAGTAGCGCTGTAGGTTTGCTGTATGTCCCAAACATTTACGGAAGTAGCGTAAAATAAGTCGCTCGCTGCGTAAATCTCGTCTAAGCCTATAGCTCCTACAGCATCCTCTAAAAAGTCCTCTACTGTTTGGTTTGTTAGCTCTTGGTATTCTTTGTTAGCCAGTAGGCCTATTCCGTCCGTAGCTACTATTTGAAAAATACTAGGGCTGCTTTCGTCTTGCTCGCTTATAAGATCTTGAGTAAGTACACCGGTCCAATAAGTACCGTAACCGCTCCCGCTGTCTAAACTTATTTTAAGGTAAAAGAGGTGCTCTTGTCTATTGGTTAGCTTGCTTATAAAACCGTCTAGCGCTCCGTTTCTATTATAGGCGTTTATCGTACACCTAGAACCAATAATAGGGCTTACTATATCATCCGTTTCTCCGGAGTACTCCAAGGTAAAGCCGTCGCTAGCTACCGTAAAAGAAGTAATACCAGCGCTATAGCCTTCCTGGTATATCTCTATCTTATAGAGCTTATTGGTTGAGCTGTGGAATTCGCTTTGTAATCTTAAACCCATCTACTAAAAGCCTCTATATCTAGTTCGTACTCGTCCTGCTTTCTCGGAGCTTAGGAGGATGTCCTGGCCGCTTATGCGTCCGTACACCTCTACAGCTCCTCCGTTGGATTTGCCTAACATACCTTGTAGCTTACTTAGTGGCGCTATTACCTCCGGATCCATTCTAGCGTTTGGATTGTCTCCGACTACAGCTAAAGTCTCGCCATAGGCTAACCCCCCTTTCGCTAGTTTTACTTGCTGTTGGTTTTCGGCCATTTTAGCCATTTGTGCGCGAGCCACTCCCGCCAAAACTAAAAGAGCCCCCCCAGCTAGTATAGCTAGCTCCGGCTTTCCTTTTAAGGCTTCAAAAATACCTTTAGCGGCGAAGCCTATACTTATAGCTAGTTTACCTAATTGCTCCGCAGTATTAGCGAAAGCATTAAGAATAAAAGTACTAAAGCTTTTAAAATCAAATTTACCCGTTACTAGAGCCTCGCCTAATTTCATTAGGCCTTCGTGTATAATGGTATCTACCATTCCCGTAATAGCTTGAGCTGCTTGTTCTGCGTTAGATTGTACTTGTACGCTATACTGCTTCCAAGCTAGCCCTACTTTAGATAAGTTGCTAGTAGTCTTTTTTGCGTCCTCATCGCTATACATATAGTCCTCCAAAGCTGAAGGATCTAAAGTAGGTAAACCATCACCACCACCGCCAGTACTAGTACCTGCGCCACCGCCAAAAGTGAACATACCCGTAAGCTTTGCCCAAGCTTTTTTAACGGGTTCCGTTATGTTATCTATTCCCTTTTGTAGTCCCTCCTCAGTAACAAATTCTATCTTTTCTTTAGGGGTAAAGGTGTTTTCTATAGCATCTTCGAAATTGTCTTTTACTCCGGCAATAGTTTCGTCGATAACGTCAGCTACTACACCTATGCCTTTTTTAATAGCGGCCTTTACTCCTTGATAGTCGAAAGTAAAAACAGCTACCCAAAATTCGCCCAAGGTTTTTAAATAATCTAATAAGCCGCCAAAAACAGCTTTTACTATCGTCCAAAGGTTTTTAAAGCTGGTAATAGAGTATTGAATAACCCCCCTAAATAAAGTGCTCTCGTTATAGAGGTCTATAAAGTAGTTTATAGTCTTTACTAGTACTGGTCTTATCTCATCCCAAAATTTAATAGTTAAGCCAATAAGTAAAACTATAGCCCCTACTACTAATCCTACCGGAGAAAGTAAAGCGCCAATAACTGCGCTAATCATTCCTATACCGGTTATTATTGGACCGCTAGCCGCTACGATAGCTGTAAGGGTTAGTATAGCCGTTTTTGTTTCGGTGCTAAGATCTCTAAAGCTATTTATAGCCTTAGTAATAAACTGCGCTATTTTAGTAACCATAGGCAGTAAAGCAGCCCCTAGTTCTATACCTGCGTTTCTTAAACTGTTAAGCGTTTGCTGGAATTTAAAGCCGCTCGTTTGGCTTACATTTTTAAAGCCATCGTCTACTATTCCGGTGCTGTTGCTTATATTGTTTAGTACATCTGCGTAGGCTTCGCCCTGGGCTCCCGCCGTACCCAATACAGTACTAAGAGCTCTTACGTTTCCGAATACACTAACTAGCGCTTCGTCGTTTCCTTTAAAGCTTTCGGTAAGAAAAGCTAGCGTAGACTGTAGGCCTTCTTCTCCTACCTTGTTTCTTAGGTCCTCGGAAGTTAAGCCTATCGTAGCTAGTGCCTTTTCAGCGTCTTGCGTAGGCTTTAAGAAACTAGTCATTACACCGCGTAAACCTACTACGGCTTCTTCTGCAGGTACACCCAAGCGGGTAAAGGTCGCTATGTTAGCGCCTAGTTCTTGGAAGCTTATACCAAGCTGCGAACCTATACCCACTATACGCCCAAGGGTAGGAGCTAGGCTTTCTGCTTCTAGGTTACCTTCCCTTACTATAGCCGTTAAAGTGTCGGTAGCTTCCGCTGCCGTTAGGTTTTCTTTGCTGTAGGCTTGTAGTACCCCCGTTAAAGCTTGCGCTATTTGTTGGGTATCTCCTAAACCAATAGCGGAAGCTTTCGCGGATCGTTCTAATACTTCGGTAGCTTCTGCCCCTCGTAGACCTGCGGAGGCCACCGTAAAGAGTGCCTCGCTTAGTGCTTGTTGGCTTTGCCCCGTTGCAGCGCTTACGCCTTTTACGCTATTCTTAAAATCGTCTAGCGCCTTGCCCGTAATACCTACGAGGTTCTCTATTTTGCTAAAGCTAGTCTCTAGGTCCGTAGCCATCTTTACACCGGCTGCGCCAGCAGCGGCGAAAGGTAAAGTAACATTTCTAGTAATATTACCGCCTATACGTTTAGCACTAGCCCCAAACTTTTTAAGGCTGTTACTAGCTATCTTTAGGCCTCTTTTAAGGCCGGAAAGGTTAGCGCCTATGCTTACGTTAGTACTCGCTACGCTCTTTTTTGCCATTTGCTTAGTATTGCTTTAGCTTGTTCTTTAGTTAGCTTTGCTCCTTTGTGTTTCTTTTCCCAAGGAAAAACAGTAAGATCTTGGGGCTTTATCTTTTTGTTTTTTGGTAGCTCTAGGTTTACTAGTATAGTAGTACTCCAGCGCTCCCGTTCCCAGCTTTGCTGCTGGTTTATTTCGTACAAATTAAAAAAGCCTTTCAAGGCATTATTTAACTCTCTAGGGGTAGCATTGTAAAACGCTTCCGGGTTCCAGTTTAACTGCCCTAGGGCTAGCTCCTGGTAGCTGTCAAAAGTTAAAGGGGCTGCCGAGCTTTCGCCCAGCGCCCCGTTTACTTTTTTTCCTCTTCCGAGGCTCCAAAGCTTGAGCTAAATACGTTTAGGACCTTCTCCATAGCTTCCGGCTGTTCGTCTAGCCAGTCCGCTACTTCCTCTATGCTATAGCTATAAGGTTTTTTCTCTACCCTAGCGCCGTGCTTTAAACCGCACCAAACTAAAAAGAGTGCGTCTTTTAGCTTCATATTTTCGCCGAGGTTATCAAGGTCGGCCATAGTATAGCCGTTCTCCTCGGTAAATTCCATTAAAGCAGCGAAGCCGAATTTAACCGGTCTTTCTTCGCCTCCTATTTCTACGTATTTAACCATTTGCTTTAAGTGTGTTTAGTGTTCTATTAAGATACTACGCCGTAAGTTATAGCGCCGCTTAATTCAAACGTAGCCGAGTAAGTTACGTTATCCTCCATTCCGCTATTTACTTCCAAAGAAGTAACGTAAGCTGAAGCTTCCCAGTAGTGGTCCCCAGTTACCTCAGTAGAGAACTTAACGGTAAGCGTAGTGCGTGCGCTCCAAGCTGTCATAAGATCATCTACGCCGTAAGCTGCGTCTTCTGCGTATAGTGCAGATACCGAAATAGTACCGCTTTTAGTTGCCTCTAGTAAGTCTCTTGTGCCGGAGCTGTCCTTAGTAGTTGCGTCTCTCGTATCCATTGATAGAGAAATAGAGCCCTCCGTAGCGTGAGCTATTAGAGTGCCTGCTGAGTAAACCCCTAAAAGGGTTCCGTTCATAATGCCAGTAGTTGCCATTTTAATTTAAATTTATTTGTTCTTCTTCTTTTACTTGCGGAGCTTCTGCCGGGGCTTCCTCTCCAAATTTTACAGCCTTTCCCGCTTCTATAAGCTCCTGGCCGTATTCGTTTACTACTGTTAAAGTTAGACCTTTAGCTAGCTTCTTACCACTAGGAGAGGTTACTTTTTTTGTTAGTGTTATTTTCATCGCTTAATTCTTAAAATGTACTCCGAGCTGCTTACGTAAGTCTCGGTAGCTGGGTCGTTATCTACGTCCAAATCTATAAACTGTATGCTGTCTATTACTACCCCTTCTACGGTTCCCGTGTAACGGTCTAAAGCCGTTCTAACTTTCTCCGTAAGGTCCGTTAGTTCGCTGTAAGTTTCTGCTGCCGCTACTATATCGTAGCGTATTTCGTCTAAAGTACTTACCCCGCTTTTAGTATCGCTAGGGCTGTTATCTTGTAGCACATATACAACAAAGGGAAAAGCCGCGCCTTGCGCTGCTATCTGCGGGTAAACCTTAGTACCTATTATAGCGCTTACGTCGCTATCATTAGTAAGGATAGAATATATAGCTTTGCCTTCGTTCATTATCTACTTAGCTGGTATATGCTTTGCTTTAGTATTTTTTGCACCTCTCTTAATAGCTGTGCTTGTGTTTGTGCTACGGCTTTCTTAAAGCCTTTCTCTGCGTAGTTTACGTTTTCTTTTTTGTCCGGTTTAGCTTTAGCTTTACCCCTTCCTAGCCCATAGTTTACTATAGCTGCGTAATAACCGTCGAAAGTCTTACCCGCTCTTTTGCCAGTTCTAGCTCCTACATAACCTAAAAGAGCTCCCTTTTTTTTAGTAGGAATAAAGCCTATAGATTTTTCTAAGTTACCGCTTTTATAAGTTACTTCTTTGTACTTACGCTTTGCAGGATCTTTGGAGCGTTTTGTTTGTATACTTTTAGTAACCGCCTTTTTATTTTTACTGCTTTCTATAGAGTTCTTAATAGCCGTTACCATTGGCTTAGCTGCCTTCTTTATACCGGCCTTAAATTGCCTAGCTTTCTTACGGTCTATTTCTGCTAACCGTTCTAGCTTCATTAAGGCCTTTTCTAAACCTTCTACCTCAAAGTAAATGCCGTCCTTCATTAGTCCCTTAGTGTAGTGTCTAAGATTAAATAACGCTCTCTACCTTCTAAGCTTACGCCCTCTATTTCGTAGGTATTGCCGTCCCAGCTTATTTTAGTGGTAGCGTCTACGTCGCTGCGGTATCTAATAGTAAAGCGGACCTTATTAACGCTAGTAAGTCTAGAAGTTTCTTCTCCTTCCTTTACTGTGCGGTAGTCTACTTTAGCCCATACGTTACCCAGGTCGCTATACGTGCGTACGGCCTGCCCGAAGCTGTCCGTACTTACGCTAGCACTTCGTAGCGTTATTCTTCTATCTAGTTTACCGGGATCAATCAAAGCGGAAAACTCTAAACGGGTTTAGTAAGTACTCGCTAGCTGTAGGTAAGCGGTGTACGCTATCTACTCGCTTCTCGTACATTTCTCCAATAATCAAAAGCATAGCCATCTTAATATTAGCCGGTACGTCCGAAGCTTGAGTATAGCCGCAGGTATAACGAATAATAACAGCGTTTACCGTGTCCTTTGTAGCTTGCCAGCCTTGGTCCGGCATTATACGCCCCGGCTCGCTTACTAGGTCGGTATTGTAGTCGCTAGCTGTTACGGTCTGCTCTACTCCGCTGCCGTCTACATACTTAACACTAGCTACGCTTTGTACTGGTCCTCTACTTAAATAGATTATATTTTTGTCCCCTTGGAACGGATCTACTCCCGTTTTATACACCGGGAAGAAATCGTAAAATTCATCTATAACCGTAGTCAATAAGAACCGCCCTAAGTAGTGCTCCGCTATTTGTGTGGAAGCTTCAATAAGTACCCCTAGTAGAGTGTCCTCGTCGCTAGAGTCTACGCGTAAATAGTCCTTAACCTCTTGTACGGTTAAAGCTTTTAAAGTTGCTGGGGTTACTATACTGTAGCTCATTACTTAGCTTTACGGGTTGTTCTTTTTGTGGTCTTTTTGCTTACTGCTCTTTCAGCTTTAGCCGCTTTCTTTTCTTCTACTACAGAACAAAAGCCAGCGTTTAAGAAGTCTTGAGCTACCGCAGTAGGCAGCACTTCCACCTGCCCCTTACGGTAGTGGAAGCCTGCCCCTGCTATAGCTTGGTTGAAAATAACCTTCATTATTAAGAGCCCATTACTAGGTGCTTAATAGCGCTGCCTTGTAGTACGTTAGCGTCGATACGTCGGTAGCCGATGAAGCCCGTTGAGAGGGAATCTGCGAACCTTTCAGAAAGTCTTAAAATCTGTACGCCGCCCGCTTCGTGGATGTAGTACTGCGAAAGGTCACCGAATAAAATTACTTTAGCATCAGCACCAATTGAAGCCATATCTTCGTTAATATATACTGGCTTACCAAAAAGCATATCCGGCTCTCCTACGCTCATTCCCGGCACATACGAAGGGAAGTCATTTGTTTGCGAAAAGCCTAGAATTCTAATAGCTTTAGCTGTGCTAGAATTCATCATAAACCCAGCGCCTGGAGCGTTACGGTAAGAAGCATCTACACTATAAAATAAGTCCATTACCTCACTCAACGTAATAGCTGAATTTGAAGTTAAGAGCTTACCTTGAGTAGATCCAGTTACTATACCTTGAGGTTTAGAAACTGCCGGAGGTCCTACAACATCAGCACCAGTAGTAAGGTCTGCGTTAATACCTCTCTTTAAGCGGTTAGCCAATTGGCCACCTACGAAGCTAGCCAAGTCAAAAGCGTTATCGCTCATCAATTGGTTAGAAACTTTTACCAAGCCCGAACCGTAAGTAAACGGCTCAAATTTAACATTAGTAAAAGTCATATCGCTAACAGTTGCAGCAGTACCCTCTCCTAAGATAGCAGCTACTACGCTAGTGTCATCGTTAGCAGGTAAGTTAAACGCTTGGCCGTTTGCCGTGCGGATAACAGTAGCTACTTGCTCGATGTCCGATTTAAATAACTCGGTAGCGCTTATAAAGTCGCTCCAGTTCTCCGGTACTAAGAAACCGCCTAAACCGTCAGTAGTAGTAATCTGCGTATCAGTTCCGCGTAACTCTTGAATAGCGCGAGCCTCTGCTGCGTTCAAGCCGTTAATACCCTTACGTAAGTAAGCGTTAAAAGCGTCGCGAGCTTCTACTTTAGCAGGAGCTGCGCTTTCGCGTACCTCGTCAGCTTTAGAAGCTAGTTCTTTTTTAAGTTCTTCGGCTCTTTCGATACGAGTAGCAGAAGCGCGGAGCTCGTCTACTTCGTTATTAATAGTGTCGAACTTTTCGTTCTCCTCGTTTGAAAGGTTACGGCCTTCTGCTTTAGCAGCCGCTACCATTCCTTGCATTTGCTCAATAAGAGCAGCGCGCTTTTCGCGCAATTGTTTAGCGTTCATTTTTAGCTAGTTTAATTAAAGCATTATATAAATTCAAGTTTACCTCCTCTTTAGGTGTCTCTCTCGCTTCCTCCGCTTCGCCTTCGCCGTTAGGCTCGGCGCTGCGTAGTCCGCTTGAGGCTTGTACGTATGCCGGGTAAACTACGGCAGAAACGTCAAATAGGGAGCTTACGCTCTCTATATATCTTACGTGCTGGCCTTCCTCTAAGCGCCAGCTATCTTTATCTACAGTAAAGCCAAAGCTAGACTGCGTTAAATCTCCTCTTTTGTAAAGCTCCAGTAAGTCGTTACCGTAGCTAGTGTTAGGCATCTCAAACCTATAGTAAAGGCCTTTATCGTCCTCCTTAACTTCTAACGTACCGCTAGCAGTTCTAGCTAGCAAGTAGTTACTATCGTGGTTATAGAGCGCTCGTATATCGTCGTTAAGAGCATTCTTAAAAGCTCCTGGTAGTATGATCTCCCTAAAGCCTCCTAAGTCCTCGCTCATTGAATTAAACACACTAGCGTAACCTTCTACCGTTCTGCCCTCTACAGCTCTCGTTTCGCTGTTGTAGCTTCTTTGCTCTACTAGGTTCTCTTTACTGCGTACCTCTGCGCCGTCTACTTTCGTTAACGTGCTGAATAGGTGCGCTACTTTTAGAGGCGGTTTACGCTCGGTAAAAGCTTGCTCCTCGCTATCGTATTCGTAAACACTTATAAGCGCTGCGGGATCTTCCTCGTTACCGTTTACTTTAAAACCGCTGTCTGCTTCTATTTGTCCGTTACGCTCTACTTCTACTATAACCCCTTGGCTACGTCCTCCGGAGCTGTTCCAGCTTACGAAGTCCCCTACGTTTACCTCGTCGGGTTCCGCTCGGTCCTCGTCTTCCTTATAGCCGGCTTCCTCCATTGGTTCGGATTTGCCGTAGGTTATAATAATTTCGGTAGCTGTTTCTTCTACCTTCTTTATATGGCGCTCGCTTTTTTCTTCTTTCATATTGTTTAAGGTTCTTTCTGCCCAGCGGTGCATTTCATCACCGCCCCAAGCTGCGTACATTATAGAGCCGCAGATTTGCTTACCGTCCTCGTCTTTAAAATTGCCTTGGTCGTAAACTTTAGCTCTAGATAAAAAGCTGTAAACCCTTGGTAAGCGCTGCTCCGTTATAGCTTCTTTATTAGCTATAATGCGGGCAGATTCCCAGCCTACCGGCGTACCGCAGTCGGTCCCTTCATCCTCTCGGATCTTTAGAGCTCTCTTAGCGTTATCTACGGCAGCTTGTGGGTAGTCGGTCCAGGGCATTTAGTCAGCGTCTACGTTAGTATTATCTTGTCCGCTTTGGACCATATTTAAAGGCTGTAGGTAAATGTCTCCACCCTCTACCGGGTTTAGGTTCTCTAGGTCCCTAATATCATTTACCGATAGCCAGCCCCATTGTCGGGCAGTAGCGTAAGCTTCATACCTTGCCTTTTGGTCCCCTCGCATTAAACCCTCTAGGGTAAAGTAAGCGTAGTAGTTACTCTCGTCCTCTCTAAATAGCTTACGGTTTAGCTCTACCTCCATACGCCTAACGTAAGGCTGTAGACAGTCCCTAACGAATACTATACTTTGCTGTTCTACGTTAGCTCTAGTGCTTGAGTTCTCAAGGTCCGCTAAGTAGCTCGGAGGTATTCTAAAGATTCTAGCTATTTCGTTTACTTGGAATTTACGAGACTGTAAGAACTGGGCCGCCTCCGGATCTAGTCCTATTTTCTCGTACTTCATACCTTCTTCAAGGATAGCCGTAGAGTGCGCGTTAGCGTTACCTGCTTGCGCTCGGTTCCAGCTTGCTTTTAGTCTCTTTATTATTTCGTTATCCAATCTACCGGGAGCCGTAATAACCCCGCCAGTATTTGCGCCATTAGAGTAGAAGCGTGCGCCGTACTCTTGGGCCGCTAGCCCAATAGCTACGGCTTCGCGTGCTACCGTTATAGGGCTCTTACCCGTTAGGCCGTTAAAGCTTAACCCTACAAAGTGTAATACTTCGTAATCTAGGTACGTGTGCTTTTTATCGAATATATAGACCTTTTCGCCGTCTACTATTTTAACCTCTACTAGTAAAGGATTAAGAGGCGTTAAAGATACGGGCCTGCCGGCTCCGTTCATTTCTATCTTTGCGTAGCTGTTGCCGTGAAGCACCAAGTTAGCCGCCATACATTCCCGAAAAGTAAAGGTAGAGCTCACGCTATTTGGCTGCTCTGCTAATAGCTTTTGTATTGGATGGCCTATAGCTTTTACGCGGGTTTCTCCGTCCGCTTTATATACGTTTAGAGGAATGCTAGCTATCGTTTCGCTTATGATCCTTACGGCTGCATAAACAGCGCTAAAGGTTAGCGCGTTGTCTTCGCTTACTTGTACTCCCGTTTTGCTAGTACCAAAAAGCCCCGTAAGCCACGCAGCAGGATTAGCTAAACTAGTGCTGGGGTTTTCCGGGGAGCTTCTAAATAAGCGGGCTAGTAGCCCAGGGTTTTTATTTTCTGCCAAAACTTAGAAGTGTATACTTTATGCAAATATACAAAAAAAAGTCTTTACTTCTTGTTTGGTTGCGTTTTTTATTGTATAGGGAGCCTAGTAATTTTAAAGCGGTCGTTCTCGTAGTAGTTGCACTTGGAGTTTATAACCTTGGTTAAAGTACTGTAGTTTAAGTTTAAGGCCTTGCAAGCTTTGGTAAGTGTCCTAAAGCCTTCTACCCTTCTAGAGCTCTTAGATTCTACTAAAATGATTCTCATATAAATAATATAGCGTTTTCGTATTCCTTTTCTATGCAAGCGGCGCAGGCCTGCGGATCTTCTCCAGCTTCCGTATAAATAGCGCAAGCTTCGCAGTAGTAACCTATCTTAGTAGACATAGCCTAAAAAAATGTACTGTATAAAGCTCATAGCTTTAAGTAGTAGGTTCATAGCTGGGAAGAATAGCAGCCCGCTAGCTACTACGATTAAGAGCGCCCTTGCGTCCTTTTGGTCCTGGGTTATTACTTTCTTTGCCATTGCTTTAAATAAAATTTAGCTTTCTCTAAGCTGTTAAACTTGCGGCTTCCGTAGAAGCTTGGTGTATTCGGTAAGGCGGTAAAAGAGCCGGGCTGAGTCTCTAAGATCTCAGCGCCGGCGTATTGTATTACTCTCTTTAGTTTCATAAAGCCCTCTTTATATAGTAGCTGATTTTGCCAGTCTTGCATTATATTTTTTTTAATGCTCTTTTGTAAGCAGTTGTAACAGCTTTAGAGGAATTATAAAACTTTGTTACATCTTCTCCGTAATGATTAGTATAAGTTTTTGAGTAAATACCTAGTTCTTCGTCGCAAAACCAGTATACATTTACTACGCTCTTATAAGTAGTTCCTACTGTTTGCTGGGTTGTTAATGTTTTGCCTTGTTGCATTTTACTAGTATTTAGTAGTAGTTGTTGTTATTACTGGTGTAAATATACGGCTATTTTCTTTCCCCGCAAGTTTTCCCGTAAAAATTTGCATTTTTTTTTAGGGTATAACATTCTCCCTCTACCAATATATTAACGCAAGCCCCGCCATTACTGACCTGCGGAAAGGCTACTATTTTTTTATCCATTAAAAAAAAAGTTAGCTTTTTTGCTTCCTCTACCGTCATTATAATATAATTAGGTCCCGCTCGTCGTATATACTGCCGTCCTGGTCCTCGCTTCTATGCTTCACTAACCAAATACCCACAGCCATAGCCCAAGCTTGCGCTACGTCTATTTTATCCGTGCTCTTAGCTTTGTCAAACTTTAAGTTTCCTGCCGGATCACTTTTAGCCTGCACATTACTAACACACCACCGCAGTAGCCTATTACCGTTATGCGCTATCTGCCCGCTCCTTATCCATATCTCCAACTGCTTAATAGCTGGGCTCATACTTGCGAAGCCTTGGCCGTAAGGCTCCACCGGTAGCCCTTCCTCCGCTAACGCGGCTATAAGGCTGCTGGAATTCCACCTATCGAAAGCTATAGCCTTGATATTGTATAAGCTAGCCACCTCGTAAATAGTGTCCTCTATATAGCGGTAGTCCGTTACGTTACCCGGTGTTACTGTCAGCTCCTCCCTAGCTATAAAATTATTATAGTCCGCTCCGCTCTTACCTTTCCTTCTATCTACTGCCGCCTCACTTACCCAGCTATAGACCATAGTTTTAAAAGGCTCGTCTTCCTCTACCGGCGGGAAGATTAAAACTAGCGCCGTTAAATCCTCAGTACTCGCAAGATCTAAAGCAGCGTAGCAGTCTCTACCCTCTAGCTCGTAGTCTTTATAGTCCTTACTACAGCTTAGGTAATCTTCATCGCTTATCCATCTTACCTCGCTCGTAGTCCATTGGTTCAAGTGTAACCTTCTAAAAGTATTCTCATACGTTACCAAAGCTTTAGCTTTCTTAGCTTGCGCTTCTATATAGTCCGCTTTAATAGTTACACCAAAGCCGGGGTTAGCTTTCTTCCAGGTCTTAGGGCTATAAATATCGTCCTCCTCGTCAGCTTCAAAGATATGCGGGTAAAAGGTAGGATCTTCTATAACTCCGTCTCTAACCTTTTTAGCGTAGTCGTATACCTCGTAGCAAATACTCTCCTTATTCGTTCCCGCTGTAGATATGCTAAAAAAAAGCGGCTGCCTCCTAGCTCCGCTCGCCGTCTTCATTACGTCGTAAAGTTCCCTATTCGGTTGGCTGTGCAGCTCGTCAAATAAAACCGCGTGAGCATTATAACCGTGGGCGGTATCAGCGTCAGCGCTTCGCGCTTGTATAAAGCTCCCGTCTTTAGCTACTATGCTGTTACGGTATACCTTTACCTTATCCATTAGCAAAGGGCTTTGCAAAACCATTTGCTTCTGTATTTCGTGTATCATTCCAGCCTGGCCCCGGTCCGCTGCACAAACTATTATTTCCGCGCCGGGCTCGTTATCTGCTACCAATAAGTAAAGGCCTAGAGCTGCTAAGAAATTCGTTTTACCATTCTTACGAGGCCAAAAAAGGAAAGCTTCGCGCGTGATGCGCAAGCCTTCCTCGTTCACGTTGCCGAATATATCGCTTATTACTTGCTTTTGGAAAGGCTCTAGCATAAAGGGCTGCTTCGCTAGCTCTCCTTTCGTATGCGTAGTAATGCGCTCTATAAACTTTATTACTCTCTCTGCTTTGTGTTTATCGTACATTCGGCTACATTTCTATAATATCGTCTATGTCTAAAGTTCTGCCCTCCGGCCTCTCTAGCTTGGATCTACTAGCAGGCGTTAAACCAAATTCTATTAGCATCATTCTAATACGCCGCCACGCGTCCGCGCTTTGAGCTGCGGCCGGGTGGGGCTTTAATACTTTAGCTCCATTGCTCGCGAAGGTTTCATATATACGGCCTTCCTTTTGTAGCTTGAGCTCTGCGCTGTACCATTCCTGGTACGACATAGCTAAAAGCTCTAGAGCTGTATCGTCTATTTGACTTAGTAGGCCCATACTATGTAAGTGGCTTACGCTTCGCTCGTACATTAGCTTACCCTTTGCTTTTAAAAAGCTGGGAGCTTTATTTATAGGCTTGCTTACCGTAGTAGTTACGGGCTTTTTTGGGGCTCGGTCCTTTCGTGCTGTGCCTCTTTTTTGCTTTAGTGCCTGCGGTGCGGGCCTCCTTCCTTTAGCCATTTTACTTTATTTCTCTAACTTCTGATTCAAATTTGACACCATAAAAACGCGTGACCCCCCGT